CAAGCACTAACAGGTCAGCAAGACGCAGCAACCGATAATAAACAACTAGACGAACTCAGCCCTGCTACTCTTGCCAGATACAAAACCAAAGCCGGTGCTGCTGCCACTGCTGCTGATTCCGCAGGTGATCGCAAAACTGGTGATCGTCGATTCAGCGGAATTGTAAAAGCCACAAAGAAACAGTTTGATCAGGATGCCAAACAGTCAGCCCAAGCAGTTCATGAAAGTAGACTCAGCATCATGGCCAGCATTATCAAAACACAGTAATCCGTTGAATCAAGACGTTTGCATCCTTTATCAAGGTGGGTCCGGCGGATTTGCATTGTATTACTATCTATTGCTGTCTGGCAATTTTCAACACAGCATCGATGAAACATGGGAAATGATCAACCGTCAGTTCTCACCAGACTTGATCCGTGATCGTAGCCGATGGAAAACCCAAGAAATTTGGCCCAACAATCAGGAATTAAAACAACTAGCAGGCCGCAAGTTGTTTCTGGTATGTAATCCTCTTTGGAGTGATTACATGATTGATGTTAATCACAGCATCAGTGACAACACATATAAAATATTACTGTATGCACCGTTAAAATTGCAATTGAGGATGGCCTGGGAAAAACGTGCCTACTGGTTTACAGACGTTAGTCGACAGACATTTGCAGCACCAACCTCTGATCGCAAGTACATCCGATGGATACTACAAAATAGTGCCTGGTTTAATGGCACTACTGTAGATCCTCGAGTCCCTGATATAATTAAACAATTTGTACCGGAAAGAATTTTAAGATTAGACGAGTTTGTAACGAGTACAGCCAACACTGATCAAAGACAGTTCCTGAATCTTTGGACCAGTTTACAATCTAAAAAAGCACTGAATCTCATGACTCTATAAGTAAAAGATGAAAACAGTAATAGTACTATATATGCCCGGGCATGCAGGGAATTTCGTATCTAGATTGTTTTCTCTCGGACCTGAGACCATGCCATTGATACGTCAATCCGTGATGACCAAATACATCGATCATGGATTAGAAATATCTGATACCTTTGATAGATTAGTAAATTATCAATTTTCTACAGTATCTACAGAATTTGACACTTGGCAAGAATTTCATCGCGCCTACGCAGATCACAAGGAATATCTTTGCTATAGATTACTCAATGTTTTTTGTAATCGCAAATATGCTAGGATAGTATTTCCGTTGCATCCATATGAATTTAACCAGGATTTTTCAGGCGATGAGGATTCAGAATTTTTCTATGTGGATCTTGACCTTGATGTTTGGGGAGGCTGGGTAGATTCTGAACAGCAAAAATTGCAATTCCAAGTTCGGCCAATGGAGAAAGAACAGTTTGATCAAATTAAACATCAATACAGCATGAAACCGATCAGTCTTACTCGACTATTAGAAAGTGATCATGCATTTGTTCAAGAGTATCAGCGTGTGTGTACAGCGATGCAGATTCCCCCGTTGTTAGAACAAGCACTAATTTTACGAAAAGATTGGTACTCAGCCAGGGTAAATCAATTATGACATATATTATATCCAGGCCGCCTACTGATGATTTTACCTATCCTTGGTTTAAAGATATAGTAGATAAAATTAATGGTGATGTGGAATCCTATTATATGTGGAGTACTCATTCCCTGATCATGGATAGATTCTTTCAAAATGTCAATTGCCAAGCACCGTTGGTAATCATTGGAGTCAAAGATCTATTAGACATTTGGTCAACATTTAATTGGTGGAAAGACACACAACAATCAGGAACTGTCAGCATCGAAGGATTTGCAAAACGGCATCCAGATACAAAAATTATTTTGTTTACTAGTGTAGAAAATCTAGATATTGAACTACAACAACCTAATTTGCACATCATACCCTGGGGAGGTGATTGGGTAAATCAACAGGCTGGGTATAGTGTGTTGACCCCTGTGCTTGACAAAAATTTTAACAGTGACCGTACTTTTATTTGTTTGAATAGACACGTTAGGCCGCATCGATTGATAGCGTTAAGTTATCTATTTGGCGCTGGATACGCTGATCACGGAGTAATCTCTTATTTAAAAAATCCTTCAGGGAATCCCAATGTGTTGTTAGATCATGTGAGTTGGGAGTTTGGTCCAACTCATACAGATATAAGAAACAAAATACTCACCGGTTTTGAATTGATGAGAACTCAGTCTGATTTTGAAGATGACGTATATGAGATTTATAATCATTATGGTCGCAAACAAAACGATAATATAGGCAATTTTGAAAACAGATTACGAGCCATGTACCAAAACAGTTTTGTAGAAATAGTAACCGAATCGTCATTTGTTGAACCAACAGTTATGATCACAGAAAAAACTGCGCATAGTTTTTATGGCTGTAATTTTCCAATTATACTCGGTGGATGTGGCATTGTGGCCCATCTGCGTGAAGTGGGGCTAGACGTATTTGATGACATAGTTAACCACAACTATGACACTATTGCTAATCCATTTGACCGAATAGTTGCTGCAATTGACTCTAATCACAGATTGCTTACAGATCCCAATTACGCTAAACAGGCGTGGAAACAATGCCGGTTGAGATTCGAAAACAACGTTAACGTGATAAGTACCATACATGATTGGTATAAGAATCGAGCACAAAAAAAATTAACCAGGGTACTCGAACAAATGACATTAAGAACACCCTTAGGACCGCACTAGTTGCGAGGGCAGGCGGCTGCTGCCTTGGACGGCCCAATTCGCTACTGGGAATCCTAAAGTGAGCAAACACACCTTGACATCTCCTACTGTATCAGTTATACTAGCTGACTACTTTAGGAGATTCTCATGGAAAACAAAACATTCAACGGCGACCAAAAAATCAAACTCACCCAGATCATCAATGAAGGCATGCAGGTCATGCACGAGATTGATACCTTGCAGGGCGGCCTTACAGACACTGTGAAAGCCATTGCAGAAGAATTAGAAATCAAACCAGCTGTGTTGAAGAAAGCAATTCGCATGGCACACAAGGCCAGCTTTGGACAAGAACAACAGGATCACGAACTGCTGGAAACAATTCTCACCACAGTGGGCAAGACATTATAAATATTGCTTTGCAACGAATCGCCCACGTTAAGGGCAAGCAACACGGCTTACCGGCCATAAACGGAGATACATGAGTTATATTGACAGTCTATTTGATCGTGCCCACGATCGCATTCACGTGGTAGAGCGCCGCAATGGCACTCGAGTCTACAGGGAATATCCAGCAAACTTTGTGTTCTACTATGATGACCCCAGAGGCAAACATCGCAGCATCTATGACACACCTGTGTCAAGATTCAGCACAAGAAACAACAAAGAGTTTCGCAAAGAAGTCAGCATGCATTCCAGCAAGCAACTGTATGAAAGCGATATCAATCCAATCTTTCGTTGTTTAGAGGACAACTACAAGGGTCAAGATGCTCCGGACCTGCACACAGCATTTTTCGACATTGAGGTAGACTTCAACAAGGAACGCGGATTCTCACCTGTGGATGATCCGTTCAATCCCATCACTGCTATTTCGGTGTACCTGAACTGGCTGGATCAAATGGTCACCATGGCTGTGCCACCCAAGCACATGAGCATGGCCACAGCACAAGAACTGGTGGCTGATTTTGAAAACACGTTCTTGTTTGAAGATGAGCGTGACATGATCAAGATGTTTCTGGACCTGATCGACGATGCAGATGTGTTGAGTGGCTGGAACTCAGAGGGCTATGATATCCCTTACACCATCAACAGAACCATTAGAGTTCTCAGCAAGGATGACACTCGCAAGTTCTGTCTCTGGGGACAACATCCCAAGAAGCGCATGTTTGAACGCTTTGGTGCTGAACAAGAAACCTATGACCTAGTGGGGCGAGTGCATATGGACTATATGCAATTGTATCGCAAATACACTTACGAAGAACGTCACAGCTACAGTCTGGATGCTATTTCCGAATATGAACTGGGAGAGACCAAGACACAGTTCGAAGGCACTCTGGATCAGTTGTATAATCAACACTTCAAGAAGTTTATTGAATACAACCGTCAGGATACTGCACTGCTGGACAAGCTGGACAAGAAACTGCGTTTTCTAGAACTGGCCAGCGAACTGGCACATGCCAACACTGTGCTGCTACAGACCACAATGGGTGCTGTGGCAGTGACTGAACAGGCGATCATTGTGGAAGCACATGAACGTGGATTTGTTGTGCCTAATCGCAAACAACGTAACGATAGCGAAGACAATCAAGCAGCAGGTGCCTATGTTGCGTATCCCAAAAAAGGTCTGCATGAATGGGTAGGATCAGTTGACATCAACAGTCTATATCCCTCAGCTATTCGAGCACAGAACATGGGTCCGGAAACCATTGTGGGTCAGTTGCGACAGACCATGACTGACCATTATATCAAAGAAAAGATGGCCAAGAACGGAGGCAAGTTTGCAGATGCCTGGGAGAACTTGTTTGGCAGTCTTGAATATACTGCTGTGATGAACACAGAAGTTGGCACTGAAATTACCATTGACTGGCAAGACGGCTCAGAAAGCTCTCATTCGGCCGCAGAGATCTGGACGCTGATCTTTGACAGCCACCAGCCCTGGATACTCACTGCTAATGGCACTATTCTTACCTATGAGAAAAAAGGTATCATTCCTGGCTTGCTGGAACGCTGGTACTCAGAACGCAAGGACATGCAGGCCAAGAAAAAAGCAGCAACAGATCCCAAGGACATCGCATTCTGGGACAAGCGACAACTGGTCAAGAAGATCAACTTGAACAGCCTGTATGGTGCTATTTTGAATCCAGGTTGTAGATTCTTTGACAAGCGTATTGGGCAGTCAACCACGCTGACAGGTCGTGCAATTGCCCGACACATGGATGCATACATCAATGAATGTATCACTGGCAAATATGATCATGTGGGCGAAGCAGTTATCTATGGTGACACAGACTCATGTTATTTTAGTGCCTGGTCTGTGTTGAAAAACGAAGTTGCAGAAGGCCGCATGGAGTGGAGCAAGGAAACTTGTATTCAACTGTATGATTCAATTGCTGATCAAGTGAACGATTCGTTTCCGGGCTTTATGGAACAGGCATTTCATTGTCCGCGAGACATGGGAGAACTGATCAAGTGTGGTCGTGAGATGGTTGCAGACCGTAGCCTGTTTATTACCAAGAAGCGTTATGCTGTGAACATCATTGACCTCGAAGGCAACCGACTGGATGTGGGCGGCAAGATTGGCAAGACCAAGGCCACTGGCTTGGATCTAAAACGTTCGGACACGCCCAAGGTTATTCAGGAGTTCTTGTTGGAAATTCTAAACAAGATCTTGAGTGGTGTGCAACGTGATGACGTGATTGAACATATTCGCAAGTTCAAGTATGAATTCATGGAGCGACCAGGCTGGGAGAAAGGTTCGCCCAAGCGTGTGAACAACCTGACCAAGTATGGTGCTGCGGAAGCTGCACAAGGTCGAGCCAACATGCCCGGACACGTAAGAGCAGCTCTAAACTGGAACAACATGCGACGAATGAACGGCGACAACTACAGCATGCAGATTGTGGATGGCATGAAGACCATTGTGTGCAAGCTCAAGTCAAATGCACTGGGCTGGACGTCAATTGGATATCCCACAGATGAACAGCGCCTGCCTGCTTGGTTTACAGAACTGCCGTTTGATGATGGGCTGATGGAAGCCACGGTTGTGGATCAAAAGATTGACAACTTGTTGGGTGTGCTGGAATGGGATCTTGCATCTGCAACCAATACTGAAAATACATTTACAAGTTTGTTTTCGTTCGAATGAAATTAAGTGACCTTGTTGGATATCTAAATACCCTGGACACCCTGAGTGTGCAGGCAACTGCAACTGAAACTATTGGAGAGCTGAAAAAGATTGTGAAAATTGTCGAAGACAGTCGGGTGCAGGTGCCCGATGCCCTGGACAGTTTGAACGAATCAAAGAGTCGTGCTGAGAAATTTCTTGGACAGTTTGATCAAAATCTACAGCAACTTAGAGACAGTGTGCAAGACTTGATTGTGCAACAAGAGCCTGCATATTTTGCTGACAGCACAGACCTATACCAAACTGGTATGAAAAAAGACACGCCAGAATATATTCTATCAAGACAACTGTCTATAGAACCCTTGACCTGGGTGTTTTTGCAAAGCCGATTGCAACTGTATACTGATTGGCATTATCCAGGCATGGTGATTAGGCCAGCACACAGTCCCGGTGTAGAAGATCTGGTAGCACTTGACCCCATGTACTTGGTGGACACCGACATAGAACTGTTGGAGCCCATGCGAACACAGTTTACTGAAGAGTATCAGCGACGGCTACGCTATTACGTGGTCAAGGAATACACTACTGATCCAATATTTTGGAACCTGCCCAAGCAACAATTTGGATTTGTGTATTCATTTCACTACTTCAACTTCAAGCCCTTGGAAATAGTCAAGCAATACATGACCGAAGTTTTTGGACTGTTGAGACCCGGTGGAAGTTTTGTATTCAGTTACAACAACTGCGATCAACAAGGTGCAGTAAGTCTTGCGGAACATCACTTTTGTTGCTATACTCCCGGTAGACTGGTGCGTGAGCATGCACACATACTAGGATACAAAATCACCTACGAACACAACAACAACGGCAGCACCAGTTGGATAGAACTGAAAAAACCCGGTGTGCTGGCAAGTATTAGGGGCGGGCAGGCCCTGGCAGGAATTTTTAGAAAAGAAGATATTGATGCTGCACCGCCCATAATAATTGATGCCACACCACCAGAATCAGTTGACAGATCAACAAAAGATATCTATAATGAACTAGAGCTAATGGCACTGATTGAGATTGCTGCAATATTGCCAGTGGATCTCAAGGATGCTACCACAAAAGGACAACTCAACATTAAAAAAGTCCGCAGAGCAATATCTGCCAAGATAGAAGCAATGGGATTGTCGGATGAAAAACTCCGAAGATTGATTATACGTTTTAACAAAAGGACCGAAACATGAAAGACTATTTACTAGATATTGTACAACACACATTTGACCTGGGTTGTATTGATTTAATCAAAATTACTGGCACTGATTCTGCTACCACAGTTGGTGGACTAGCCGAAGACAAATCAGTTATTATTGATGCACAGTTTGCCAATCCAATGGCTGACTTTGTTGGAACATTTGGCATGCCCAATCTTGGCAAACTCAAGACACTGCTGAACCTGCAAGAATACAGAGAAGATGCCAAGCTGGCAGTCACACGCAAAGCCAATGACGAACTGGACGGTATTACTTTTGAAAACAAGGTAGGCGACTTCAAAAACAACTATCGGTTCATGGCAAGTGATATTGTGAATGACAAACTCAAGACACTGAAATTCAAAGGTGTAAACTGGCATATTACTTTTGAACCCACTGTGGCTGCTATCCAACGTTTGCGAATGCAAGCACAGGCCAATTCAGAAGAACTCAACTTTCAAGTCAAGACTGATGGCAAGGATCTCAAATTCTTCTTCGGTGACCACTCCACACACAGTGGTAACTTTGTGTTCCAGCATGACATTGTCGGTGCATTAAAGCATGCCTGGTCATGGCCGGTGAGTCAGGTCATGAGCATTCTGAGCCTGACTGGAGACAAAACCATGCAGATATCTGATGATGGCTGCATGCAAATCACAGTGAATTCTGGGCTTGCAGTATACAACTACATTTTACCTGCACAGACCAAATGATCCCACAACTGGTTGATCGAGGGTTTGGTTACGGTTCCGGAACATTGAGTCCGGAACTGTCACAATTTATTGTGAACATTCCCAAGAACGCCAGTAGTTATATGTTAGACTGGGCAAGACGCCATCAGTGGATGACCACAGTGGCAGACGATCACAGTGACACCATAACAGAAATGATTGTGATACTGCGAGATCCACTGGATCGCTGGGTAAGTGGAATAGTGCAATACCTAAACACCTATATACTTTCGGTGCAAGGTCCCAATGGCCCTGTGTTTCCCGACGAACCATATTCGCCGCACAACTGGCCCATGGATGCAGTGCAATGGATAGACGGCTACAATCAGACCGCCGAGCGTTTGATATTTGATGTTGTCAATAGGTTTGATGATCATGTGTGGCCACAGCATGAGTTCTTTGAGGACCTGTTGCCTGCAGTCAAGAGAAAATACTTCTTGTTGGATCGCAACTTTGATGCAACAATTGCAGACTATCTTGGATTTGCTCCATACTCGGATCTAGACTCAAACTCAGCCAGCAGCAATGCTAACATGCGACTATTGCAAAAATTCTTTGTTGATCGACTACAGCAACGACCCGATCTTGCGCAACGTGTGATCAAGGCGTATGCAAAAGATTATGAATTAATAGCCAGAACAAAACAATGACTCAAGATAATTTTACTGAAAAACAACTGGGTCCTGATGGACTAAGTCAATATGCTGTGTTCCTTCCGGCTATCTCTGGATTCTATGCAACATACATAGGTAAACAGCGTGATCCAGTAAATGGTCCGTTTGTTGGTCCAGGTCGTATGCCCAGCGGCATAGCAGACATGGAACAAATGAATTGGCTCAACAGTAGCAAGGCCTTGTTTCCCTACAAGTGGAGCCTGTATTCCGGTGGTCATGCCAATCTGGATTTGACCAAGCAGGACTGGTCGGAGGACATGGTTCGTAATCGTGAGCCTGGAACATTCATGCTGGGTGACTCGGGCGGATTCCAGATTGCCAAGGGCTTGTGGGAAGGTGACTGGAAGGCCAACTCAGGTTGTGCCAAAGCACAAAAGAAGCGTGACGCTATTCTCAAATGGCTGGATGGCATCAGTGACTATGCAATGACCCTGGATATTCCTACCTGGGTCATTCATGACAAAAAAGCCAGCGACGCATGTGGTATCAAGACCTTGCCCGAAGCTGTGGCAGCAACCAAGTACAACAACGAGTACTTTATGAAGAATCGTCGAGGAAAACACAACGGCGGAACAAAAATTCTAAACGTGCTGCAAGGCGACAATCACACCAGTGCCGAATCTTGGTATCAAGAAATGAAGGACTATTGTGATCCTGTGAAATATCCAGACACACACTTTGATGGCTGGGCCATGGGTGGACAGAACATGTGTGACGTACATTTGATACTTCGCAGACTGATAGCACTAAGGCATGACAACCTGCTGCAATCAGGCACTCACGATTGGATGCACTTTTTGGGCACAAGCAAACTGGAGTGGGCAGTATTGCTCACTGTGATTCAGCGGGCTGTAAGAAAATATGTGAATCCAACTTTTACCATCAGCTTTGATTGTGCAAGTCCATTCCTGGCCACTGCAAACGGACAGGTGTATCATGAAATTGATTTGACACACAACGAAAAATGGAGCTACCGAATGAGCCCTATTGTGGATGACAAAAAGTATTCCACAGACACACGCCCATATGGCCCAACAGTGGTAGCAGAAGGATTTGTGGATCACTTTGATGAAAGCCCAATCAGTAGTCAGTTACAAATGAAGGATATTTGTGTTTACAAACCGGGTGTTCGCAAAACTGATGCAGAATTGAATGGTGAAACATTTGATCCCAACAACATGGCTCACTTTCATGTGCTGCCTGATCTAAACAAAATTGGTAAGAATGGCAAGACCAGTTGGGACAGTTTCTCATATGCCTTGCTTATGGGTCACAATGTGTGGACACATTTAGAATCGGTGCAACGAGCAAACCAAACATTCGACGCTGGTGCCGAATGGCCATACATGATGTGGAATGAAAGTGGTGACCATGTACGATTTGCAGACATTGTGGATGCAATTTTTGCCACCGCTGATCGAGACGAGTCAGAAGCCATAATTGAACACTATTCCAAATACTGGATGGATATCATAGGCACACGTGGCTTCAAAGGTAAAAAGACCATGAATGCTAATACAAAGTTTAATGCTCTTTTTGACGTGGAAGAGGTTGACTTGACCATGGATGATGCTGTACAATTAAGTGAAGCAGCACTAGATCAACTTGAAAACGAGCAGGCAAAATGATTAGACCAGATCACGACGAATCAGTAAAGTTCTTTACAGGCACAGAAGTAGAACACACACCAGCATT